ATGAAATTTAAAAAATGTCTTCTGCCTGTGGCAATGTTAGCGTCATTCACTCTGGCAGGATGCCAGTCAAATGCTGACGATCATGCCGCCGATGTTTATCAAACCGATCAACTGAATACCAAACAAGAAACTAAAACCGTTAATATTATTTCCATTCTTCCCGCAAAAGTTGCCGTAGACAACTCCCAAAATAAACGGAACGCACAAGCCTTCGGCGCGCTTATTGGCGCAGTCGCTGGCGGTGTTATCGGCCACAACGTCGGGTCTGGCAGCAATTCCGGAACGACGGCAGGTGCAGTTGGCGGCGGAGCTGTAGGCGCGGCAGCGGGTTCTATGGTGAATGATAAAACCTTAGTGGAAGGTGTTTCTTTAACGTATAAGGAAGGCACCAAAGTGTATACCTCTACTCAGGTGGGTAAAGAGTGCCAGTTTACGACAGGTTTAGCCGTTGTTATTACCACGACGTATAACGAAACGCGTATTCAGCCAAATACCAAATGTCCTGAAAAGAGCTAATAATCAGGAGGAGTCATGAAGAAAGTTTTTCTTTGCGCCATCTTAGCCTCCTTAAGCTATCCGGCTATCGCCTCATCATTGCAGGATCAACTCTCTGCTGTCGCAGAAGCGGAACAGCAAGGTAAAAATGAAGAGCAAAGGCAGCATGACGAATGGGTCGCGGAGCGCAACAGGGAAATCCAGCAAGAGAAGCAACGTCGCGCAAATGCCCAGGCTGCCGCTAACAAAAGAGCGGCAACGGCAGCGGCAAATAAGAAAGCTCGTCAGGATAAACTGGACGCCGAAGCCACTGCGGACAAAAAACGCGATCAAAGTTATGAAGATGAGCTACGCAGCTTAGAGATTCAGAAACAAAAACTGGCGCTGGCAAAAGAAGAAGCCCGCGTTAAGCGAGAAAACGAATTTATCGATCAGGAGCTGAAGCACAAAGCCGCGCAAACTGATGTCGTGCAATCTGAAGCTGACGCCAACAGAAATATGACTGAAGGCGGTCGCGATCTGATGAAAAGCGTGGGCAAAGCAGAAGAGAATAAATCGGACAGCTGGTTTAATTAATCGATGTTAGTAACTTCAAGCCTATAATTCTTGAAGATAAAAAACCCTCTGTAGTAACAGAGGGTTTTGTTCATTCATAGTGCAGGGTCAAATCATTCCCACTCAATTATTTACGGCAACCATAACCAATTGAGTGATAACATTTTTCCAAAACTTCATTTTTTAGTACCGTTTTATATACCGTCACCGGAAATCAGTACCATGAAAAATGCCATGCTATCTTGTCAGGGTGTCATACTGTTTTTCGCAGACTCTTCCGGCTTCGGCTGCCCGGTCAGCATACTCTGCCAGTTGTCTGTTTCTCTCGAGAGATTTGCTGAGCACGTCGGCAAGCAAAACTCCGGTGTCTGCGGCTGACGTCCCAGCGCCGACAATGGCGTTATACTGCCTGAGCTGCTCACGGATGGCAACGAGCTGTTTCTGCAACCGGCCAGCGCGAGCGGCAGCATCAAGAGCATCATTGCGCGCCTGGTCGATCCTCTGCTGCGCTTCACGTTCATTGATCGCTTTCTCCTGTTCGTAGTGCTGACGAACTTTCTCATCTTCGGCTTTGCGCTCTTCCTTCGCCTGCACATACCCGGCGTCGTACTGACGGCTACCGTGCACATTCCAAGCAACAATTCCGGATATGACCAGAACAGCAAGCATCACCACGATAATTAACTGTTTCCAGTATGCTTTTGCGAATGCCCAGATCATACCGCCAGCACCTTACTGGCAGTGATGTACCGCGCGCGCCGGTCGTCGATGCCGTTCCGGCCACCATTGATAATCAGAGTTACACGTGCAATATCGCCGGTATACTTCATGCATCCTTTGCTGGCAAAGAACCACGCTGCGCTACGAGCCGCATATTCGTCATGCGCCAGCAATTCAGGGCTCTCCAGCAGGTCAACCTTCAGACCGTTTCCGCAATCACGATAGTTATTCAAACCGGTAATCTGGATAAGCCCGCGCCCACGGTAATTCCAGCCATCGCCGGGAGCATTGTTACCCATGCGTTTGCTGTACACCAGATTGGCGATCGCTCTCTGGCGCTCGAGTGGCAATGGAGGTTCGCCTGCGCGGCGACCCAATGCGTTGGCCTGTCCCTGAGTGAGACGCCCAGCCCGAACGAAGTTAGCCAGTCCGGTGACACTGTAGTTGAAATTCTCCTGCAACCGGATGAAACCACCAGACTCATGCCCGACCTGAGCAATAAACATTGCCTGATCTTCAGCTTTGCTGATACCAAACTCTTTCATCGCAGAAGTTATATGCGAGAACCAGCGTGCGGCCAGCGCCTCGCTAATACCAGCAGCTCGCTGGAATTGTTTAATCTCCATGTTGAGACCTCGTTATTTTGAAAATCTGCACGACGTTACCGCGGGTTTTCAGAACGGCGGCAAGCATGACAGCGTTGATGACAACCTCCGAAAGATCGGCGGTCATTGGCGTGTGGTACCAGAAAGCGTACGCGGCACGTACCGGGATGCTGGCAGCGGCCACAATGAGGAAGTAAGCGATCCACCCTCCCCATCTGCGATGTGGTGAACCGTTACGCCGGAACGTACCGACGCGGATCGCTATACATGAACAGATAACCGCATTAGCAATAAGCAAAAGCAGCTCATGAGTTGTCATCGTCTTTTCTCCCCGGAATTAACTCGCGTGGATTTTCAGAACGGTGATAGAGCCAGATGCCAATGCGCACTGCGACTATTGCTGACACGAATGCGCCAGCAGAGAAGACGATCCCTTTCTCGAAAGAGTCCTGAGTGATGGTAGGGATCAGGCTGGCAAAGCCGATAAGGATCGACGCTGTGGGTTTGTAGAAGAGAAGGCCGCAGAGGAAGCTGAGCAACGACAGGAGCACGCGGCGACGGATTGGATACTCAACTGCCGAGGTAACAAAGATTACCGCACCAGCCAGAGCACCAAGCGCAACTTCTGGCGGAACACCTGCAATTACTGCAGCAAGAGACCCCATGCTAAGCCACTGATTTAATGACTCACTGGTTAGCCCTGCTGACATAATTACCACCGTTTACTGTGCATAAAGAACCCCCTTAGTTGGTGAGTCCATTATACACAATAAACCATATATGGTTAAAATAACTTAGAATTGATCCTATCGAAATTACCCGATAGGTGATATTATTTATTGAAATAATACAGCTTAACGTACCTGGTCATGAAAGATAAGAATTTGAATATTGAGTTGATTAGAGTGGCTGCTTGCTTTTTGGTGGTTGTTCTTCATTCTGTAATTATAGGTATGAATGAAACAGGCTCATCAGGATGGGATATATTAAATATAATAGAATCTTTTACCAGAATATCTGTACCGTTATTCATTATGATTTCTGGGGCTTTGCTTATTAAAGAAAGTACAAATATGAATTCGTCATTAAAACGAGCAAATCGGCTATTCATTATTCTACTTTTCTGGTCGGCGATATATTACTTATATCGTTCACATGTAAATAGTTTCCCCATAGATGTGAAATCATTTTTTAATTTATTTTTTCGATCGCAGATATTCTATCATATGTGGTACTTATATGCAGCCATTGGATTCGTTATCATTATGCCATTACTTAGTAAATTCTATTTACACTCAAATAAAATAGATGTTGTAATTTTAGTATGGTTATGGATGCTTCTTTTATTCTTTAGTTTATTAAATGTATATCTTGGATTGAATTTAAATATCAACAATCTATTTCAAGTTAGTATATTTTCCAGCCTTGCTGTGTACTTGCTTCTAGGGAAGATAATTTTAGATAATCAAGTTAACATGACAAACTCAACAAAAATAATGTTAACCATTATGCTGACTGCATGTACGTTTGCGACCGCTTTTATAACAAAGAATATTTCTGTTTACAGGGGACCGGTAAACCAGATGTTTTATGATAACTCGTCTTTGTTTATTGCCATGTCTGCAATATGTTTTATGGTGTTCATGATAAACACCACTGTTAAAAACAAAACGATATTACACATAGTGAAATTTATTTCTCCCTGCACACTAGGGATTTATCTTGTCCATCCATTAATCATTGACATACTCAGAAGATTTTTGCTTGATAAATATTCGATCCATCCAGAGATGTTTATCGTTATTCCTCTTTCTTTTATCGTGTTCTTAATTTCATTAGCCATCGTAGTTTTTTTAAGAAAATTGGGGTTGTCACGTGTAATATGACAACCCACTATATTAAATATTTCCGTTCAGCGTGCGGAATGAGTATTGTTTATCCAGGTCTACTGGGGTAAATAATCCGTACATTCTGCTCGCTGCGTAGTCTGACTCAGATGAGAAACCGCCAACATAAACATGCGAACCTGCCCCTTCACATGCAATATCACCTGCTAATGGTCCTGAAAATGCGGTGATAGAAGATGTTCCGCTGTTGAATATGCTATTAAATGCGGCGTGAAGATCTGGTTGTCTGTACGCCCGTCGTATACGCCTTCCGGTATTTATATCAATAATAGACCACCATAATCGGCCTGGAGCGAATCCCATCGCAAAATGATATACGCCTCCTGAAGCTAACGCTTGCTCCGTTGTCAGATCGCTTGTTAACGTTTGAGTTATACCATCACCGGATAATAATATTGCTATAGTCTGCACACCACTGGAGTTAACTACAAATTGCATAACAGCAGAGTTTCCAGAGGGCGAATATCCACTCCCCAGAGTGAAAGCTGTCATAGTTGTTGCACCCGTAAATGACGGGATTAGAACAAGGCCGATTGTACACCCATATCTCGATACTTTATCAGAAAATAATAACTTATCCTTGTTTGATTGCGTTAACTTAAGCATGTTTCCTTGCCCTAGTATCGAAGGAGCGCTTACATATGTTGCGGTTGTAACGACTCCGTCAAATGTAGGAATATTGTTTTTTACACTTCCTGTATATGTATAATAGTTTTTTAGGCCATTTATTATTAAATCACCAGAATATGGCTGAATAAGATTATTGTCACCCATGAGTCGTTCGCTGTTTACTTCTGACTCGTAAATACCATTTATCAATACGGTACTATCGGAACCAATACACCTCACATTTCCGGCTTGTGAATTTAGATCATATAGCGATGTAGCAGCATAGTTACGGCAAACATAACCATCTACAGTTACTATACTGTTTTCAAAAACCATATTATGGTATGACAGATTTGATGATGCACTATTTCTGTTAGTATTCAACCCACTGATAGCAACAGTTGAATTTTTAATATACAATCCATCGTATGCACAGTCCTGTAACTCAACTCCTGTCATGTTTACATTTTGTGAATTAGAAATACGTAATCCTGAATATGGTGTTTCATTTTCTGAACCAGCCCAAATTAATTTGGCACCTATAATTCTGCAATTACCAGCACCATCAAGCACTAAGCATTCCTGCCCACACGTATCAATTTGAAGGTTTGTCCATGTAAAATCGGTAGTTCCGATCTTAGCCCCGGTTTTTTTAATGTTTCTTATGAATAATCCATGCGTTGAGACGGAAAAATTCGTTTCAGGATAATCAAATCCTAACTCGTCAAATCCTGTAATGTGAACATTGCTAATGTAAAGATCCCTACGAACGTCAGGGGCGGTATTGAATGGATAGCTTGGTGCCCCACCTGGGTTTCCTGTCTCCATCGTTACCCCGATTGTTCCCGCAGTTATTCCATCCCCATACAGGCCACAATCGGACAAATAAATCAGGCTGCAATCCTGAGTAATTGTCAGTAACGCGCCTGTTGCCCCAGAGATTTGCTCTATCCTGGAAACGTGTAGACCAGACCCAGATAGTGAACACGACTTGTTATTTAGCTCAAGATTAGATGCTTTCCAGACATTTGTGCCAAGCTCAGCCGCCCTGCCACATTCAAGCATCTTTTGCAGTGCTGCTGTATCATCAGCCACGCCAGTGGCCCCAAACATGAGCGGATTAACGCGATCAGCATTAATTCGTAACCATGCCGCACCAGCTACGGTCTTAATAACTGTCCCGTTATCATCGGTTAGTGACGACCCGTCTAATACAGCCCGAAATTGACCCCCACCTAAACCAGTTCCGATCGTATGCTGTCGCAACGTGATCCTTTGACCATTTTTTTCAGGTTCTATTGTTCTTAGTGTCAATATATCAGGGCACTGACCAATAAACTTAAATCCATCATTTGCCGCTAACTGGATCATTACATCAGTAGCCGAACCAGATTCAGGCAAAACCATTATCGGATTTCCAGTATCATCCATTGCAACAATCTTATTCTTACGTTGCTCAATTCCCGGCAATGCTGGTATCGGCTCAGGGGTTCGTAGCGTTCTGCTCAGGTTTGTTTCTGCGACCCCATCAACATATTTTTTTGTAGCCGCATCCTGCGGTCTTACAGGGTCACGAAGGTTACGAATATAGTTGTCCATTGCGTCGTAATAGTTAGCAACAAATGACGGCTTACGTAGCGCCAGACTAAACCAACTACGAACCTGCTGAATCAACATTGTCAGCTTATCAAACGCATCCTCATGCACCTCAGCAAAGAACTTCCCCTGGTTACGGAGATCTGTTTCCTGCGTAACCGACAGTTCACGTGATATGGAAATCTGGTAACCATTAGCCAGAGCTGTTGCAAGTATTACATTACCACCTTCATATCCCCCTGCGCCGGTTACTGTGTAGTCAGTATCCAGCGTCAGAACAGTGATGTTATCGTTCAGGTCAACAACCTGTACTACCAGATCAGATTCCTTGAAAACCCTAAAGGTATACGGAAATGATGTCGTAACACCGTTACCGGTGTATTCGTTGTGGTCAACTTCGGTTGAGACCGTCATGTTAAATCTCCAGATAGTCGCAGCACCCGTTGCGCCGCATATCCGGTTATTATATTACCTGAAAAACCACATATGGATAGATAACCCATAAATACGAACAGATATTACCTTTCAGGTGATTCGCAAAACGTGCTGGATAGCAAACAAATTATTTGCTACTGTGTATTTATACAGTTATTGCATGGAGAAGATAAGATGCAGCAGTATCACTATCCACTGGAAGACGGATTTACCGAAAGGATTCACACGCCGGGAGGCGTCAGGTCACTGGTGGAGGGATCGCACTTGATGAAATTACTCCGGGATCTCGATAAGGATGGATTTAATGTCGATGGCCCACTTGCCGAACTGACTGCACTGATTAACTACGTCACCAGCTCACAGATGTCCATGCGGGATCTGCAAACACATCTCGACTATTGTGCCGAACAATTACGAAAACAAACCAGATAAGGTTTGCAATTACCAAGTGGAGTGCTTATATTTGCCTTTGCGGTAAATTTACATCGCACTCCTATTGTGCCATAGTAATCGGGCACTGGCAAAATCCAGTGCCGGGATTGGCGTCCCGCCTTACTAAAAGGCGCATTCACCGCGCAAGCGGTTTTTTTATGCGTATAGCACGGTCACATTCGTATTATGGTGGGCTGTGTGGGGGCACCGAAAGGTGCGCCGGGTCCTTTTAGCCGGTTACGCCAACCCTGCACAGTTCACCACCAACCGATTGGCGTAGGTAGTGGTGATTAACCAGACTAAAAGGTAACCACTATGACAGCTACAAAAAGCACGTCCATTTTTCTTTCGAATCCCAAGCCGATATACGGGTAATCGTCATTAATGGTGAGCCATGGTTTATCGCTTCAGATGTTTGTCGGGCTATAGGCATAGCAAACCATCGAGATGCTGTTCGAAAACTTGATGATGATGAGAAGGGTGTCGCTTCAACCGACACCCCTGGCGGTGAGCAAGAATCGATCATCATCTCCGAGTCAGGACTCTACACACTGATCCTCCGCTGCCGCGATGCGGTGACACCAGGCACTATCCCCTACCGCTTTCGTAAATGGGTTACAGGTGAGGTTCTTCCTCAGATCAGCCGCACCGGAAGTTACATTAAAAACTCGCTCCCGCAGGAAGAACGCATAAAGATGGTTGCCGACCAGGTAGCCAACGCCACGGCGTCAGCAGTAATGCAGGCGATGAAGATAGAGAACAAAACCTACAGTGCCCCACTGAAGCCCGGCTACCGTAGCCTGATTCATTCGCCGTCTGGTGTTCTCGGCCTGACGGAGCACTCACTGCTGATGAATCTGCTTAACCAGTTACAGGACGACGGGCATGATGTATCAGGCGCGGCGGCGGAGCTGACCACCATGTTCTGCTACATCGTCGGTGTGAGCAAATGCCTGCGTGATATCCAGACGCACGCGGAGTACATCAACGACAAGGCAGGGTTCTTCTGACGGGCGGAGGCGGCATTCGTTAAAAACAAGGCCGCGAAAGCGGCCTGTGACATGTCACGCTCACGTTATGACAAGCCTATGTACCCTGCTACACCAGATAATATCAAAATAACTGCAACAGCAAATTCGCCATAGTCAATGATACATTTACGGTTCATAACGCCAAGTGCAACAAGCGCAAACACAACAAGAATAAAAGCAATCATTTCTCATCCTTATTGCGGAGTGACATCCTGTGGTCGCCACCAGTATGTCTGGTTAAACTCTTTCTTCGAACGTTGCTCCATTTTACGCAAATAACCTGGTGAAAAATACTCCTGCATCTGGTTAAAGATCATGTGATCGAGAGCCGCCTTTAAGTACCAGAGATTCGCACCTGGCATCAGACCTTTCCCCAGCTTAACCAGATCACCACCAGTCTGCTCATTCTTCCCTTCCACAGCATTTAACGGTATGCCCTGAGCAATCTTCACTACGTCATCAACCAGACCAGCTACCGGGCCAAGCATCGACGCCAGCGCGCCGCTTCCGTACCTAGTGTGATCTGACAATAAAAAGTCACCGTAAAGGCCAAGACCACCACCTTTCAGTAGAGCACCAAGCCAGAATTTTGCGGCATCTCCTCCTGTCATCTCTCGAGGATTACGACCAGACGCAAGGTCGTTAAGTTGCTGCGACAAAGCGCCAAGAATGGTCGTACTGGCAATAAACGTCGCAATATATGCCGCACGCCCACCAGCAGACGGCATACCCATAGCGCGTGACCAGTGACGCATAACAACCGAGATAGGGAACGATTTAAACAGGAAAACACTTCTCGTTAATTCACCTTTCCATGTTCCACGCTGAATACCAGAACCGGTTATCAGTTGCTCACGTGCTCCCGGTGTAATAACAGCCATATCAACTTCTTCAGTTACGGCACCGAGCAGTTTACGCATTGCCTCAAATTTCACGCGTTCAGGCTCACCAAGATGTTTAACTGCTGAATCAGGGATACGCATAATGCTTTCCGGTGTCAGCATCGTATTATTACCGTTCCCCCAGTCCTCCTGTTGCGCCAACTTCCATACGCTCCAGTCTGTGTCAGTAATCCCTTTGCTTTTCAGGATACGAAAATCAGAATCATCGAGGCTACGAAGGTCTGGTGTCCGTGACACTACTTCTCCCAGGCTTCCCATCATGGTTACGCCATAGGCGCGCTTGTGCGCATCTGACCATGCTGTAAGCCCACTGGCACGCATTACCGCCGTTGCCGCCCAACGAGACACTGACGGCCCCATATTATCCATCGCCCAGCGGTTAACGCTGCCAAGTAGAGATTCCATCGCCAGACCAGCGCGGCGCGCCCGCGCAAGTTCTGTACGGTTCGTTGGGTCCATAGCTTCAAGCTGGTTGCGGAATAACTGGTTCATTGGAAGGTTGGTAACCTTCGCAGACAGATACATGGTTCCAAGATCAGAGAACGATGACAGCAACGCGGATCCGAGTCTGCTGGCAACCAGCCAGTTGCGGATATTGTCAGACCATCGCGCGATGTGCGGATTCGCTACAGGCTGTGTCTTTCCGGAAATAAAGTTGTACAGATTCTCTGTGTTGTTCGCCAGCCGCTCGACTTTACCGGTTTTACTCGGGTTAGCTGTTGCCGTTTCTGCCTTCACCTGATCAAGAAGAGAGCGGAAAACATGATCGGGGTTTGGGCCATATGTTTCCACCAGTGCAATATCTTTACTGATACCTTCCAAGTGACCGACCATGATTTCCCATAGAGAGCGATCGCCATAAAGTTGCTGATATTGCAGATAGGAATCTGCATCTTTGAAATGTATCTGTCGTGATGCATTACCACGGTTAGCACGTGCGCCGGAAATTCGCATTCCGGTATCAGTAAGCTTATTCAGCCCACCAGTAGCGATCGTGTTATAAGCCTCTCCAAGAAATGCAGACAACTCGGCATCGTTCATCAGTTGTCCATCGGCTCGGATATAATATTTGCGATCCAGCTTACCTATAACATCGCTAACCCACTTATCCTTTGATACCGCCCCAACCTTTTCCATAGAATGATGTTGAGGGATCCCCCAGTTTTCGAGATAGCCAATGTCCCCACCAGCATCATTAAACCGGCGGCGCAGTAGATCTGTCACTTCTCTCCACGCCTTAGCACCTTTTCTTGCTTTAGCATTGCCAGTATTTTGCCCTCGCATTTCATATACCAGGTCACGCACGCCAGCTTCATCTTCAAACAGGCCAAAAAAGCGAGGATCAACTGCTTCAAATGCCTCTTGCAATTGACTCAATGCATAATCACGAGTGGCTTTTGTTCTGGACTCAACAGAGAGGAAATTCGATTTACCGTCTGCATTAAAAGCAATAGTACGGTTAAGAGCGCCAAGTTTCCCATCAGCCCCTTGATAGCTATTGATAAATTTATCCAATCTCTGACGTGCGGCTATAGTGAGGGCCACACGACGTTTCTTTAATGCCGCTTCTCGCTGTAATTCTTCAGATGCCAATTGTGCTGCACGATATAGCCGCTCTGATTCGGAAAGTTGTCTCCACGACATCGGGTCATCACGAGCAATGGAGCGCATATTTCGATAAATGCGGTCTTCAATGTTCTGTATTTCTCGCGCTGTTAACGTGCGCTGCGCCGCCTGCTGGACCGCTTGTATACATTCCTGTCTCATTTAATTTAACCTCTCAAGAAACACGCCACAGCGACATCAAACAGGCTGGAATCCTGTATTGCCTGCTCACTTTCCCTGTTCGCTTCATCCAGTACTTCACGCGCGCTGCGCGATTGTGGATTACCATCATCATCCAGCACGGTAATTATCATGTCAGGTGATTCAAGCAGCGAGTCTTCAGCTATGCGCAGATCAATATCTCCTGCCTGATCCGCCATCATTTTTTGTTCTGCCTGTTGCAATATTTTATCAGGCTCAAAAGGAGCTACTTCGTCTGGCGTCCTGACATCTGCTGTTTTATAGAATGAAACAGCCTGAGCATTAAGTTCACTTTCTACCTGCAGTCGCCGTGCCAGTTCTGCTCGAGCTTCAAAAAACTGACCGCCAGGCTCATGCGGTGCCAACGCGTTACGAGAAAATTCCAGGCGTTCTTGTGCCTGCCGGATTCGTTGGTCAATATCGCGAAGTCTGGCCTGTTTATCTGATCGAGCACGAGATAAAGCCTTACCGCTACCGGTTGGCTCTTCTGCAAGAATTTGTGCGCGCTGTTCAGTGAGATTTTCAATAATTCGTTGGCTATTAGCGATTTCAGACTGGTAAACCTGTCTATCGCCACGCGGCAAAAGCTGCGCGGCCTGTTCTTCAAGCAACCGATTTTCTATAGCGCGCGCCGTTACTCCATCATCTACAGATGACAGAGCCTCATTAACTGCCTGAGACAGCAGACTCTTGCGCCCTAGAATTTCACTGAAAGATGCAGACTCAACAATGCTGGCAACGTCTACAGGTCTCCCCTGGCTAACATCAGACATAGCTTTTCGCAGAGCCTGAATGTGAGAATTGCGCGAAAGCACGTTGATCGGCACGCCGGGAGCAATATCAATTTCAGCATGATGAGCGGCATTCGCCGCCAGTGCAGCATCGACATCAACTGGTGAAAAATTTGGTGCGCTTGTAGACTCGCCGCGAGAGTTAATAAATCTGCCGACACCACCAAACGCCACCCCAAGAACAGCATCAATAGCAATTGCCTGTCGATCCAACACATCATACTGGTTAGCCATTTCGCTATAGCCACCATCACGAAGCGTTTTTGCAGTAAGCCCACGCTGTGCCATACCGAACGCAATATTTGTACCTGCGGCATAGGCAATATCTGGCGTTGCACGTACTGCTGTTGCTGCGGCGCGTCGCACTGAACTTTCACCCGTCCGCGCAAGCTGAGCCGCCACACCTTCCGCCAGCGCACCACCAGCACGTAACCCGAGGCTCATAGGGATCAGTGTTCCAGCACCAGCAGTAATACCCTGCACTAATCCCGCTTCCTGCGCCGTCCTGAAATCAACACCCTGTGCTGTCAGCCGTTCAAACTCAGAAAAACCCTGTAGAGAAGTTACCGCCGCAGCACCTCCGACCGGACCACCGAGCATTGTACCGACAACAGCCTGCCCTCCCATATCGAACAACCCATAAAGGACCTGCCCGGCGGTTCCGGTTGTCGCGGCATCAGGCGTCAGCCGCTTAACCTGCTGCTCTGCTAGTTTTCTCTGCTCAGCAATGTATGAAACTGAAGTGTCATTGGAGCGAGGTGTTTTCGTTAACAAACTGAGCAATCGGGGATACGATTTTATCCATCCCTGCCCATAGCAACTGATCTGGCTTTGCCACCAGCCCGGAGTACAAACCAGACAATGCCGCTCCTACAGCATTGTCGAAAAAACCAACATCGCTGTTAAAGCCAGCTGGATTTGATGCTGCTTCGTCAAGCTGCTGATTCTGGTTTACTGGATTAAGGCCAAAGTAACTCATTGCGGAATATCTCCGGAGAATCTCTGACGTTTCTGTGTCAGATTAAGAACAACGGGAGAACCATCATCTTTCAGCAGATAACCAGTACCAAGTTTCACCAGGTACTGACTATCGCCGTAACTTTGCAAACCATACTGACCAGGCGGTGTTTTTATCCCGGAGCCGACAACTTGTTCATTCCAAGCCTGATTAACCTGCTTATCGAATTGCTCTGCAGACATTCCCCACGGCAAAAGGACATTCCCCATTCCGTTATAGTCATGCACGCCACCTGTAGCTACGTTAACAGCCTGTTTCCAGACATCATTGTCAATTTCGCCTGATACCACGCCTTTTTTCGCCATCACACCAGCGTAATAATCCTTTGCGATCTCGTATGCCATTGATGCCCCCTGAGCGTCACCAGCAAATGCATCCTTCACCATGTCAGAAAACTCAAGGCGAAGATCAGCATCTTTAGGCATCGGAATACCTTTCGCATCATCAGTACCTTTACGAGCCGCCGCGCCAGTAAGAATTGTCTGCGCAGCGGTTTCAGGAGACACGGAAACATCAGGATTAGACCAGTTTTTTCTGCCAAATACCACCAGGCTTATCCATCAGTATCCCGGCAACGGCAGCAGATGGAGCGTTGGCACTGATCTGCTGTAGCGCTGACATATACACCTGCCCACCACCAGTGCTCTGCCTGATGGTATCGAGATATGCTGCCTGTTGGGAAACTGGAGCATCACGAAAGAAACACCGATCTGATTGGCCTCGTCTTTGGAAAAGAACGTCAGTGGAGTGCCATATGACTTAGCAAGGTCACTGACCTGAGCGGCACGCAAGGCAACGCTCTGTCCAAAGTTATCCTTATTGCTCATGTCGATAGGCTTTGCCTGTCCGGAGGCAAGAGAGAACTGCACAGGATCCGACTGCCGCTGCTTTATCACCTGATTTGCAGCCGAAACAACGTTGTCATAAAGAGCTGCGCGTGCCGCATACCCTCCCCTGTATCACCAGTATCCGGGCGTAATTGCTCAACATATGCTGTAATGCTGCTTGTCGGCATGTTGCGGAAAGAGCCTATATACTGTCCGGCGATCTGCGTATTCTTAAACTCGGTATATCGCAGGTTTCCTTCTCTGACTCCATAAGCTGCAATAAAATCAGCCTCACCAGGTGGGTTAGGAAATTCAACTCCACGCATATACGCAACTGTCGCATCTCGAACCCGGCTGTCAATCATCGTTTTATATTCAGCCTGCTGCTGCCGACGCAGTTGATCCGCCTGCCGCATAAAACTTGCCTGCGCCTCAGAAGATGCCGCATCGAATGCTGCATTACCGGTATAGCGTTTGGTGTTGGTTGGAATTGTTGATAAACCAAGTGCAGCACTGACACCAGCAGTTAACTGCTGATCACTGTATGGCTGGCTACCGTTCTCATGATGGATAATGGCTGCACAAAGCGCCTTCAGGGTATCAGGATTAGATGCATCGAGAGGTTCATCAGCAGAAACGCCAAGTTGTTCGCACACTGCTTTGATATACGACATAGTGTCATTTTTATCAGTAGGCGGTGCCCAGCGATTAATTATCTCGCTGACGGTATCAATACCTTGCCGCTGATACGACATCAGGTTCCGCCCTAATGCACGAATCCCGTGTTCAGGTGTTTCGAATTTAGCAAATCGACCATCATCACCGGTCTGGCCTACCCACGGATTAGTTTTGCTGTATTCGAGATTTCCTGGGTTATTGTTGCGTATGCCACGGGCACGCTCGGAAGAGTCACTATCTGCTACAGCACGGCGAGCTCCAGCAGCAGTATCACTTAACTCGCCATTACTTTGGATGAATGCGGTCGCATTGTTTGCCGACCACTGGGACAATGCGGCATCAGCAACCTTCTCTTTAAACTCGATTTCTTGGCCTGTATTTGCTCGTCGCTCCAGCCATGTGCAATGCCGTAATCCTCAATTTGCTGGAAAGTTTGCTTATTAGCCAATACGTATGCGGCGTTGTCGCCATACAATGCTGCGGCATTTTTACCATTGTTCAGCAGCGTAGCCTGAAACTGGCCTTCTTCGTAGGCATTTATTTGCCCTATCTCGTGCCGCCCGGCCTGCGTAGTGAACTGAATACGCTGCTGCTGCGCCTGCTGCATGAAAGCATTACGAGCCTGTTCATCCGGCAGCGACATAGCCAGTTGTTCGACCTGAGCATCAAACTGCTGTGTATACTCCTGACCTTTTCCAATAGCATTTTTCCCTTTCAGGTTAAGCAAACCTGTTTCAGGGTTATTCAGCAGATCGCTGCTTATCTGGCTTAAGCTAAGAGAAGCATCCTGAGCCATAGCAACATTCGCGCGCTGTTTTGCCTGCGCAATAATACCTGCATATTGCTCTGCAACATCGCCAAGTACATCACCGACATTTGGTGTCTGAAACGATGAGAATCCCTGCGTCGAAATCCCTCTGCTCTGAACCTGACGGCCCGATGTTGTTGGTACAACTGGCATCTTATTATCCCCTTATCGACCGGTTGGAGTTCCAACAGCAGCAGAAATCGGCGCAGCCTTCTGAGAGAACGGGCTCCACGTTCCGCCGCCCATCTGGTATGCACCGTATGCTTTTAGTGGTGCCGTTAACAAAGTACTGGTCATCGATGATTTAGCAGCCGACTGAGCAGCAGCCCCCTGTGCCTGAGCATTCACTCCCTGAACCTGATACCCATATGCCTCACGCTGAGCATTATTCACTGTCGTTAACGCATCAAGAGTGCCGAACTGAGCATTATCCGCAAAAACGTCAAGAGCTGTTCCGCTACTTAATTCCGCACCGGTAGCCCCCATAGTGGCCGCCGCAGTGCCTGAGCGTTGACGCATTTCACGACGACGCTGATCCGCTTCAATATTCCCACGATTGATTGAATCCTGTGCCTGAGCTTCAGCAATTTCAGCATTCCGATCAGCTATGGCTGACTGGTATTTTGCCTGCTTGCTCTGGCTGTACATTGACGCGGCTGTGGATGCCACTGTGACGGCAACCAAAGCGATGGCTGGGTTACACATTATTTTCTCTCCATGTGAAATCTGTGGAAATTAAGACCAAGGGCACCATAAGGCGCGGCTTCTTCAAGCCTGAATCCAAGCCAGTGCAGCCATGCTTTGGCAACATGGTTTCGCTCGTCGACGTAGTTTTCCAGGCGCGGATAAACTGCCAGCATCTGCTGCAATACAGGGCGGCAGTGGCGAAGAAATGTCTTCTGATATTTTTCAATACGGCTGGTTCCTACCAGCCAGGGTGTACCATTGCCACCGATCATTGACGCCGGAGATACACCAAACATGGTTACCAGTTCTCCGTTCGCAAATCCTGACCAGGCCATAGTCGCAGTACGCAGACCAACACGCAGCGCATCTTCGGTAGTCATCAGTGATACCGCATACAGTTCGTCAATATCAGCCTGACGAACATCCGGCAAAATCATCTGAAGATGCTCTTCGGTTGCGGGAATAATTTGAACATAGATCATCAGAATCCCCCAACAGTAAGGCGAGGAATAACGGCAAGAACAGACAGCGGCAACGGATCAAGCTGACGGATTTTTACACGTCCGTTTTTGCCCCAGTTACTGTCCAGTTTCACTTCTACTTTTCCGGTAGCATCATCAACAGGATCATCGTAGAACTCGAATTCACGCTGTGGATATTCGTACCATTTACCGCCGGGCGTAGTCGCCCAGATGCCGCGACTGGCATTCACAACCAGAGTAACGGAGGGGATCACCTGTTTTTTGTCCAGCAGCGTTTCCTGTCCGTTAATGTTGATATCCAGTGTTTCGAATTCAGCAGTTATTGGCAGGCCGATGTGCACTACAGCCCCCGGAGATTCCAGCGTGACGGCACCTCCGGAAACCACTTTCTGTGGTTCCACGTTCGCATCAGAGAGAATGTTTACGGTCTGGCCTTCAAGATGAGACAGGCCTCCAAATGTCCGGCGCGCCATCTGCCAGTTCGTGGTGGCCACATTCCTGAGGGATGGCGGGACGTTCCTGTTAGCACGAACCACTACTGCGGTATTGCTGGTTACAGAAATAATGTCGCAACGTAATTCTTTTGACACTTCATCGCCAGTATCAGGATCAGTTCCGGTATAAGGGAACTGTAGTTGCGCGCCGACATCACTACTGGTGAAGTACGCACCACCAGAAACACTGATTGTATATTCCGCGCGGTAATCCCATTCGCCAGAACCACCAGTGATGATCATCGTTCTGTCAGACGTATTTCTTCCATCATAGCTAAGGCCAGAATCAACAAAGAAAGCATCTTCATCGCTGGTAAATAAACGGCTGGACAGTCGCTCGATGTATCTCACTGTTTGCCCGTTAACGGTTCGGTTAACGACGAAATACACCGCATCTTCATTGCCTTCGCTGATACTGCATGTGCTTTCATATTTTCCGGTACTGGATTGTGGTGCCCATGCAAAAACCTGCTGATCACGCAAATAGGTCATCACCAGTAATTTACCGTCATCACGAATGCAGAAGGCACTGGAGTAAGGGACTATCGAGAAGCACCAGTCAACAATGCTGTGCTTCTGAAAAAGATGATTGGCAAGGATGGTCAGGTCGTTCCCCTGATAGCCGTCAACATCGAATGAGTAGGCCAGATCACGGACAACGCTGCCTTTCTCCTGGACGAACAGAGCAATATTCGCCACAGCAATTGGCGGGACGTTGCTTGAGCCATTTGATCCCTGAGAGCTGAATGCAAATGATGATGGGGTTAACACTTTGTTCTGGTCGCCGGTGATGACGTACTCACCTCCGGAAGTCAGCGCCACCAGAGAACCAACATCAATCAGGTGGCGGATCTCATTAACCTGACGTCCGGCATAGGTGTAGATAAT